GCCCCACGCTGTCATTGCGCTGGAGAATGTCCAGTCGCCCCAGCTCGTCGCGCTTGGCTGACTGCCGCCAGGCTGCCTCGCGCTCGCTGATTGGCGTGTTGAAGGTCAACTGACCTTCGATCCCGAAGCGGGCTGTGGCCTCCTCGGCCGTCAGGGTCGGGGATGGACCCTGGAAGCCCAGAAATTCGGCCGCATCGTCCCAGCGACGGCGGCCTTCCCTGAAAACAAGATCAGTCAGGCCACCCGTCGTTCCGCCCGATATCAGGACATCCCCCACGGCGTCCCCGGAGGCACCGGCCCGCTGCGCCGCCCCGTCTCGCTCTTCGCGCGTCGCGGTGGGATCTTGAACGCCCGGCACAGTCTGGGGCATCAGCGCGCCCCTCGGGCACGGGCAGGACGGGCAGCACGCGAGAACAGTTCGTCCCATGTGCGGCGGATCGGTTGGCCGCTAGCGTCGTGAACCGGTATGACACCCCCCGGTCGACTGGCATCGGGGACAACCAGCATCAGGCCGCTGTCGTCCAGCGTCGAGATCCAGCGCCCACGGCTTGCGACGGTATCGGCATGCCGCGCGCGCTTCTGGGCATCCGTCAGATGCGGCTCAGTCCCCAGGGCTTCCAGCCCCGCGCCGCCCTCGGCCACCAGATCCACCTGGTATCGCAACGCGCCGACTTCGGCGGCATCGACGGCGCTGACTTGAACGGGGGCGGATCGCTCGGCCCGGCCAGGACGCACGGCCATGGATCGCACGTTGCCGCTACGCTCGTCGGTCAGGATCTGCGCCACTGGCACGCGACGGCCTGCGACATGCCTCGGCATCCGCCAACCGCCGTTGAAGGTGTAGCTGTCGAGATAGGCCTGGCTGGCGGCCTCGGCGGCTTGTCGGGTCGACATGCCGTCGGCGACATAGGCTGCTGCCACGGTCTCGACGCCGCTGATCAAGGCATCGACCCCGGCCTGCCCGCCGGGCAGCGCCGCCCAGGTCGCGGTCAGCGGGGCCATGCGATCGACCACCTGGCCGCGCACATCCCGGCGCACGGTCGGGGTCAGGCCTACGTTCCCCCGCGCCCGCGCACGGGCATAGTCATTCAGGATCAGCGGATTGTCGCCCGCCTGACCGATCACGGCGGCATCCACCGGCGACAGGCCCGCACGGGTCAGATCTGTCAGCACCGCCCCCTCATAGGGCCCGAAGGTTCCGACGGTTTGGGCGACGGTCTGTAGGGCGCTCAGGACATCAGGCCCCGACGCATCCTTGACGATCCCGGCCAACCGTTGGGCTTCGCTGACAGGCAGCACGCGCCGCTGGCCGGGGGGCGTACCCAGGGCCTCCTGACGCGCCAGCGTATCGCTGGCCCACATCGTCGCGGACGTGCGGTCAGGCTGTGACGCATACCGCCGCCACAGGCTGGCATTCGCCGGCGAGGCTTGTGTCGCCTGGGCAGGGTCACGGATCTGCTGAGTGCGGGCGGCATCCAGCCCACGGAGGGCCAGCTCATAAACCTGCTGATCCTGGGCATAGGTCGGCGAGCCGGGGACCGGCTTCAACGCCTCGACCCTCGCAAGCTGCTCACGAGGGGGCAGGCCCGCCAGACCACGGGTCACCGAATAGGCCAGACGGGCCTGTTCGACCTGACGCGCATAGGCGGCCTCTGCAACGGGACCGCCAACCGCGCGAACCTCCGCCGCCGTAAGCCCGGTCGAAACGCCCGTGGCGACCAAGCTGGCGACTTCAGACTGGACCCGCGTGTCCATGGTGCCGCGTTCCAGTTCGCGTTCGACCGACACGGGATCGAACCCGGCGGCGGCGCGGTGTCTGGTCGCGTTGTCGCGAACCTGCGCCTTGCCGGCCGCGCCAAGGCGATCGTCCCAATCCCCACTGTCCAGCTGCGTCAGGACGGCTTCCCACTGGCCCCTTTCCAGCATTCCCCCAAACCGGGCGACCGTGGCGCTGCGGGTGAAATCCTCGCGCATCTGATTGCCCAGCACGACGGGCTGATCGACGAACAGGGCCTCAGCATCCTTCATCACCTGGTCGTAGGCCGCCGGGTCCGAAATGATGGCGCTGATCAGCGTCTCGCTGGCCTTGGTGGCGGCCGTCACGCGATAAACGTCCTGCGCCCGCTGCTCGACCGTTTGCAGCTGCATCCACTCGTCACCCCGCGCGGCCGTCAGCTGGATCTCCAGCGCCTCGCGAACCTCGGGCGGGGCCCCGTCGAGGGCCATGGCCATCTGCTTGTCGAAGGTCAGCAGGGCCTTGGTGGTCAGGCCCGCTTCGGATCCATCATAGGCATCCAGCAGCTGGCGCTTCTCACCCGCATAGGCCACGCGGAAGGCGGCGGTGCGATTGACGGCATCCACGGAAATGGACCGTGCGCGCGCCTCTTCGATCCGGGCGGCGGATCGCTCGCTTTCGACCTTGATCGCATTGTCGAGGCGCGCCACACGGCGGGCGGGGATCTGGCGCTCGAAGGCCCTTCGGCCGTCGACGTCATCGCCAAACGCCTCGGCCGTCGCGGCAAGTCGCCCGTCATATCGGGCCATCTGCTGGCTGGCGAAGCCGGGTTCACGACCGTCATAGAGACTTGCCGCCTTGATGTAGTCGGCATCGTCTTCGGCATCCGTCGCGTCGAAAGCGGCTTTCGCCCTTTCATCGGCCCGTGTTTGAAGCCCCCTTCCCGTCCGCGCCAGGGCCTCGCCCACAGCGCCTAAGCCAAGGTCACCGGTCTGGGCCGCGCGGCCGTTTGGAGACGGCGTGCGGGGCGCACCCATGCGGGCGCGATCGGGGATCCGCGTCACCATGCCAGGGGCCTCCCATAAGACGTCGGGCCGGTTCGACGGGCGGGGGTGCCTCGCTTGGCACGGGCAGCAATCTTGTCGGTCAGGATCGTGCCGTCGCCCATGCCGTTGCTGGCCCCCGCCAGCTGGGCCCCCGCCTTGATCAGCGATCCGGCCAGAGCAAAATCGCCCTGCCGTTTGGCCTGTTTTGCGTCGGCCATGGCCGCGCGGCTGGCATTGTCGCCTTCGACCGCGATCCTTTGAACTTCATAGATGCCCTGGCGCGACAGATCCCGCATGACGTTCAGCGCACTGCCCTCGATCCCGCCACCGCCCTTGGCGGCGATCGTTTGGGCGACGGCGAGATCGCGACCGCTGTCTTCCAGGTTCAGCTGGACTTCGATGCCCGCATCCCGCCGCGCAGCGTCGGCCTGGTTCTTCAGGACGGCCGAACGGTAACGGCTGTCAGCAAACTGGCTGGCCCCATCCAGCGCCGTGCCCGCCGCGCCCGCGACGGCGGCGGCGATCATCATGGTCTCAATGCCCACGGCGCGCCTCCTCGACGATCAGGGCCATGGCCCAGTAATCGGATCCGTCAGGGCCAAATGCGCGCGCCACGGCCTCGACCTGAAAGCCGAGCCGTTCGTTGAACCGCCGGGCCAGCGGCATGGTGATCGGGACATGGCTTTCGATGCGCCGTGCACCATGATCACGGATCACGGTCTCAACCCCACCACGACAGGCCGTAGCGACGAACTTGCGGGCGGCGATCGGCACTTCGCCCACCCACGTCCAGGCCAGCCAACGTCCCTTCCAGCACTCGAACAGACCGCCGCAGCCGATCGGCGCTCCTGCGACCTGGACGGTCCAGGCTAGGCCGGGCGGCGTTCCGCGCGCCATCAGCGTGGCATCGTGGGCGGCGGCTTCGTGCGCGACAGCCGCCCGAGGCGTAATCAGTTGCACGTCTCCCGCGATATAGCGCCTCAGTCCGATAGTCGGCTTCTCAGTCATCGACACTCACCCCTGCGCGGATGGATCGAAGGGTCAGCGGCCAACAGTCATCCGTGCGGACGCGCCAGCGCGCATCGCGCACCGTCGTGCCGCCAACCTTGGCCTTGAAGACCTGGGCGGTCGGCATGGGGTTCTCGACCCAGGGCTTACCGCCTTCCGTTTCCAGGGGCCCGTCACCGAAAGCGACCTCCGCCTCAACGCAGTCGGCCAGCTTGACGGTGATCTCCAGCACCCGCTGAAGCGCCCCTGCCGTCTCGCCGGGTCCGCCCTGATCAAGCGGCAACCCCTCGACCTCGAAAACGGGACGCAGCCCGCCGCAGGCCTGGGTCACGGTTCCACCATCGGGCACGGTGATCTGCCCGTCTTCATCGACGACGGCATCAAAGATCAGCGCGCCACGGTTGCCAAAGACGCGGATGGTTTCTCCGGCCAGATGATCGAAGCCATCCAGAACGGTCACGGCCGCACCCGTGTAGAGGCGGCAGCCATCCAGATAGATAACCTGATCCAGGGGATCGCCGGTGCGCCAGCGCGCGGCCTGCCGCCAAATCCGCCGCTGCGTCTGGCCATCTTTCTCGCGGCGCACGATCAGCCACACCACATCGCGGCCATCGCCGTCAGTGATCACGGAAGCACGCTCGACGACGAAGCCGCCAGGCAGGGGATGCCGCGCCCAGCCATACTGGTTCTGTCGCGGCTGATAGGTCACGCTCAGCAGCGATCCAGTCACCGTCCAGAGCCACGCCACCTTGTCGGGGTTGGCAGCCCAAACGACGCCTTGGATGCGCTCCGCCACCAGGTCTTCGACGAACTGGGCCAGATCGGCTTCCTGCACGGCCTGGTCCACACCGACCGCCAGAAAGCCCAGGCCGCGTTGACCCCGAGGGACGATCAGCACCCCATTGTGCGCCGGCTCTGGGCGCACGTCCGACGAACCGACCAGCGAAAGGGTGCGGGGTCGGTTGGCAGCAGGCGACAAGGCATCGTCCAGGGTCTCGCCCTGGATGACACCTTCGCGTGCGCCAGTGCCGAACATCACCCCAGTGGTCAGGGCCAACCATTCAATCGCATCGGCACCCCCGTTGACTGTGCGCTGAAGGGCGTCGGTTTCCTCGACCCGTCCGCTGCCAAGGCCTGGCGTAAAATCCACATAGTCCGGGCCGAACCCGAAGGTCCGGGTGAAGTCATAGCGACCCGGTTCGGCGGCGGGGCCGCTGAAGGCGATCCGTTCTTCATCGGTGACCACGACATCGCCAGGCCAGCCCCTGCGATCAGACCACGCCCCGAAGGCCCAGCGCGAAGACGGGCCGAACATGATGCCGCTCGGGTTGGCGCAATAGGCGCGGTCGCCTGACGTCGTCCACCCGGGAAGCGTGCCCGTTACCGTGCCGGTGACTTCCGTCGCGCTGACATAGGCGGTGATCGTGACGACGGCCGCGCCATCGTTCAGATAGGTCCAAACCATGGCCCCGTCCGACACCGACCCGGTGTCATGGAGGGGCGCGGCCGTGCCAGACTTCTTGTCCGCCGCAGGCGCGACATAGAGCTTTCCGTCCGACTGAACCAACTCCCGGTTCTTGTAGTCGGTCGCCGGCGTCCAGGAGCTGCAGCTCGGCTGACCGTCCGGCGTCCGCAACCGGATTTGCTCGCCGACCATGTCCGGCGTGAACGGGGAATGCCCCAACGCGGTCAGGGTCACCCCACCGGTCAACGCACTGGCAGAGATCGTCTTGTCCGCATCGCCATTCTCGCGTTGCCAGGGGCCGTTTCGGTTCGACAGGGCGACGATGGACCAGGACAGATCGCCGTACCTTTGCAGGGCGCGAGGGGCGATCGACCGGCTCTTGTGGGTGAAATAGATAACGTCGTTGGACCGATCCCAGCGCAGGCCGACTAGGTCGCTCTCCGACCAGGGCGTCGCGATTTCATAGGGCCCGGCACCATCCAGACGGGGCGAGCCGTCCGGCTCCCAGATCCGCATGTAGAAGTTGCCCAGCTCCAGCTGGATCTGATCACCAGCCGATCGACGGAAGGCGATCAGGATCGACGCCTTGTCCTGATGCTTCGGCGCGCCCTCATCCACGAACCCGGCGCGGCGACGCACAGAGCCCAGGATGGACGGCAGACCGTTCTGGCAATCAGCGACGGCCGAGACATAGATTTCCAGATCGACGCGGCCGTGCGCCTCCTCGTCGAGGATCCCCATGGAAAAGTTCGACTGAAAGGAACGCGCCCGCATCGTGTGATCATCGGGCTTACCGGCAGAGGGGCACTAAATCGGCAAGGGCCGCCTATCGAGACGACAGGAACCGACCACGCGGGATCACGACATCGTCTTGCAACTCCGACGTCTCGACCGTCACGGCCATCGCCAGGGCCTCGCGCGCGGCATCGCGCATCGACCGCTGCATCGCCTTGTCCGCCTGGAGCGGGCCAGCCGCCCGCGACGCCAGCTCATAGGCCATGGCCTCGGCCAGGCACGGGTCCAGGTGTTCGTAATCCACCCGTTCGACGAACCGGATCCTCAACGGGCCGGCCGCGTCGCAATAGATGGCCTTGCGACGGTCGATGACCTGATTTGCACCGTCGCGTCGCGTGATCGTCCCCAGCTGATAGGGCAGATCCGTATCCACCGACCACAGCCGCAACAGATCTGTCGGGACGACAAAGGCGTTCGCATAGGCCCAGTCCGGCGCGCCAGACAGGGCCTCACGCCCCAGGGTCAACCTGGCCTCGGCGCACAGCCAGGGATGTTTCCTCAGCATGGCGTCGCGGAGATCCGGCAACAGACCCTTCATGACGCGCTGTTCGCGCGGCGCAGGATCAGCATCCAGATCGGTCAGCTGACGCTCTTCGCCCAGAAAGGCCAGCGCCGCGTTCATGATGCTCAGTTCTGACGGCATGGCCCATTCCTAAAATGCGACGGGCGGCGGGGACCCTCGAACCCGCCGCCCGTCTCTCGGTCGATCCGCGTGCGGGGCTACGCGCGCGTGCCGACGAGCTTCCAGGCCAGGTCACAGGCAGCGCCCGTCGTGGCCCCGGCGATGGTGAAGAACAGGCTCGCAGTCTGGAGACCGGCGTTGGCGGTGACGGCCGCGTCGCGGCTGGCATAGCCCAGCAGTTTCCACAGCGGATCACCCTCGCGCGAGATGTCGATCGTCTTGATCGCCGAGCAGCTGCCCGCCGCGGCCGCGATGTCCTGCAACGCGATCAGGGCATCGACATCGTTCGCGTCGCCGAAGTTCAGCGTGACCGAGGTGCCGGCATCGTCGAAGTTGACCGTGGACAGCTCGCGGATCGGGATGAAGTCCCAGCTCACGGGCGCTAGATAGACCTTGGAGCCGACCTCCGCGCCGGACGGGATCTGGCACCGGTCCTGGGTGGCCACCATCACGTCGAAGCGATGATAGCCGCTGTCGGCCAGGACGTGCTGCGCACCGGCCTGACGTTTCGGGTTGAAGGTTCCATAGACATCGACGACGGCCATCGCGTTTTCTCCTGTGCTGACCGTGAAAACGAACCTGACGGCTCGATGGGTGGGCCGGGCTCCCCGTCAATCAGACGGACCCGGCCCACCGACGAACCGTCAGGCCTCGGCGCAGAGCACCCGGACAACGGCCTCGTCGTAGCGACGCAGGGCCCCGTGCGTGCCCTTGTAGTAGGCATACCAGTTGAACTTGCGGTCAGCCCGGCGAGTGATCTGGGCCTCGGTCAGCTTCCGCCCGCGATACATGATCGCCGGCTGGATGAAGGCGAAGCATTTGCGGATGCCCGCCGCCAGCGGCAGCAGCTCCGACAGATACCAGCTGAAGCCCATGAAATAGGACAGCTCGCCCGCCATCAGCGCCTGGACGGCCACCGTTTCACGGTCAGTGATGACCGGATCGGTCAGCAGCTGGCCCAGCTGTTCGGAACTGATCACGAAGGCCCGCTTGCCTTCGATCTGGCTCTTGTCCAGCTTGACCTTCGCATGGTTGATCTTGGCGAAGGTCAGCGGCGCGTCGCCGGTCGAGGTGTCGCCCTTGCGCTTGTAGGACCAGTTGTCGACGGCAATCGACTGGGACGCCGGGAAGGCGACCGTGGTCTCGCCGGTCCGGCCCTCACGCGCCGGGGCATCCAGCGCTTCGATGATCTTGCGGTCGCGATAGCGTTCGTGACCCCACATCATCGCCTGCATGTTGGGATTGGCGGGATCCGACAGGCTCTTGGCCGTGTCGATGTCGTCCAGCCACTTGCCGTCGTCATAGGGCGTGAAGAAGCCAACGCGGCGCTTCTTGGAGATCACGCCGTCGGGCGAGGTGCCGAAGCGCTCGGTGATCTCTGTCGGTTCCGACGTGCCGATGTCGTCGGCATTGAACATGTCGCCCGGCTTGGTGAAGCTGGTGTTGCTGTCCACCAGCGAGACCAGGCGTGCGCCCTTCTGCTGGGGCACATGACCCAGGTTCGCCTCGAAGGCGTCGGTATAGTGGGACTCCAGGGTTTCTTCGTTGTCCAAGGCCATGACAGGCTCCTGCTGGCGCGCATGCGTGCGCGCACTCGATCGAAAGGATTGGGTTCGATCGGCAGCGATCCCCGGTCAGTCCGGACGCGAGCCTTGGCTTAACGCCCCCTGGGCGTCTCTCCGCGACCGGGCCGCTTTCGCGGGTATCCACGCCAGAGAGAAATCCCGCCCCACGAAGTGGCCCGGAAGTTCCGGAACCACTTCGATCGAGCAGGAGGATGGCCGGAAGCTGAGTCCGATCGCGATCGGCGTCAACCCCCTTTTTCGTTAACCGCCGCGCTTCATGCGGAACAGATCATTGCGGCGCTTCACATAGAAGTCGTGCTGCGCATGGTTGTTGTCCATGACCCCCTTGTATTCTTCAGCCTCGGGGTTCGAGAATTTGGCCAGCTCTGCCTCCGCCTCGGCTGGGCTCATTACCCCGCCTTCACGCCGGGACCCGGCACCCTTGCCACCGGGATCCGGCGCGCCGGGTTCGGCCGACGCCTTGGCAACCGCCGCCCAGGCCTTGATGGCACGCGGATCACTGCCCTGGTTCGTATCCTTCAGATACTGGACATAATCGGCTCCACCGAACCGCTCGACGGCCTCGGCCGCCGCGTCGATCGTCGCCTCATAGGCACCGCCCAGCTCTTTCTTCAGATCAGCGTCAGCGGTTTCCCGTGCGGCCGCGAAGTGGCGCTCGCTCTCGGCCGCCACCTGTTTGGCATAGCCACCGTACCAGTCGGCCGCCGCCTGAGCCATCGACGGCGTCATCGGCCCGGCCTTGTGCAGATGGGCCAGGAAGCTGTCCAGGCCCGCCTTGTCCAGATCTGACCCCTCGGGCAGCTTGATGTCGAACTTGTCGGGCGTCTCCGGTCGGCCCAGGCGGTTCCACAGGGCCGCATTGCCTTCCGCATCATCCGGCTTGGGCAGTCGGACCAGCTGTTCGGCCGGCACGCCCATATGCCCTTCCAGATGGATCACGGCCCGCGCCAGTCCTTCGGGACTGGCCGCGTATTTCTTGATCGCCGCGTGATCGCGGACGTCTTCGGGCAGGCCCAGACCTTCCAGCCAGGACTTGGGTGCCTCGCCGCCCTTGTCGGCCGTGGCGGTCTTTTCCTCGGTGACGCCGTCAGCCGAGTTCAGGGAGTTCGTCGGGTCGGTCATACAGATAGCCCTCATTTCCAGTCATCAGCGCTTCCGCCATGTGGCGGGCATCCACGCCCGCCAGCTCGGCGATCATCACGACGCGATCGCGCTCTCCCGCGTCATAATCTGTGTGCCCGGCGATGCCGGACGGCGGGCCTCGCACACCGAAAACCCTCGCTTCGATCAGCATGTCCAGCAGCACGAGCCGCCCCAGGGACGAAGTGAACAACGCGCGGTAGGCCTCCGCTCGCGCCGCTTCCTTGGCCTGCGGATCCACGATCCCCGTCCAGTCGAGCGAGGTGCCGCGCTCGGCTTCGGCCGCGCGGAGGGCCAAGACTTCGCGGGCCGCATCGGCGAGTAAAGCCAATGCCTCCTTTGGCAGTGCCAGCCGGCCCACTTCCTCATCCTGTATCGCCGCCTGCGCCCAGATGAGAGCGTGATCGAGGGTTTTTTCGACTTCGCTCATGCGGCCATCGCCATCTGCGGCGGCTCTTGGCGCATGGCATTGGTCAGGGTGCCGACAGCCTGGGCACCGTCACGCATGGCCGTGGCCTGCTGAGCCTGTTCCTGGGCCGCCATCGCCCGCTCTTCGGCCTCCTCCTGTTTGGCGCGGATCTCGGCCATCTTTTCGCGACTGGTCAGGACGGCGGGCGGCAAGCCGACGCTGTCACCCAGGACGCGGAACGCCTCTTCCAGATCCACGATCTGGGCCGCCGCTAGATCGGACTGGGCCACCTGCTGTCTCAGGGCCACCACCACCCCGATCGCATCGCGCTGGCTTTGCAGCTGCGCCAGGGCCATCGGGCCCGTGTAGCCCCAGCGCAGAGGCAATCCGGCGAGGCTGTCGGGTGGATCGCCGAAGAACCGCTCCTGATCGTTGATTTCGAAAGTGCGATCCGCCAACGGCCCCATAAGGTCGCGCTCGACCCGCGCCGTGACCTGCGCCATCCCTCGCAGCCGCATGTCCCGCCGATCGTTCACCTCGGTGGCGGTCATGTTGCCGCTCTCGCGCAGCCGCATCCAGTCGACGTAGAAGGCGTAATCGACGCTGCGCCGGACCTCCCGGATAAGCTCCATGCCCACGCCGATATCGCCCACGGTCACCAGAGGCCGGATCGAGTCCGCCGCGCTCTGCATCCCCAACTGTGACGCCTGCATGTAGTTGACGCGCCCCCGGCGACGGTCGATCGCCTTCGGAAACACCCTCAAGGGGGCGATGATGGCGGGGTCGATGATCTTTTCCGCGCCGTCGATCACCGCTTCCATGATCTTGTTGAGCATCCGAACGTCAGGCAGGCTCAAATGCGCGGGACCGGTGCCGTAA